TTTAATGTATTTGATAAAGAAGAAGTCAAGGAAAAGCAACCTATTAAAGTTGCAAACACTAGAGATCCTGTTAATACTAATTGTATACAGAAAATGATGGAAGGTGCACCACATGGTAAACGTCATATGGTAGCTCTTAGAGTAGCATCTTACTTAAGATGGAATTTTCCAGAAAATGTTGTACGTCTAATTATGGAAGATTGGAGAATAAGAGTCAGTAATAATGCTCAAAGTGAGTTTAAACCTGAAGAAATGGAAGGTATAATAGAAGGCTGTTATACTGGACATGATGGTCAAGGTTATAGATATGGTGCTGATGACCCTGTTATTAAGTTTTATTGTAACTCTAGATGTACATTACATAGAGGCGCTAAAGCTGAAAATATGATGGATTCTAGCAGTATGGAGAATGAACTTATCAATTTCTATGCACAAGATCTTAAGCCTATTAACTTAGGTGAACCATATGGACAGAACTTTCCTGTATATCCAGGTGAAACTGTCATAATACAGGCTCCACCAGCTAGTATGAAGACTATGTTATTACAAAACTGGGCTAATTACTTCAAGAAACAAACATATTTTGTTGAAATGGAGATGTCACCAAGACAGATATGGTCTAGATTTGTACAAATAGAAATGGGATGGGATGAAAAACAGCTAGTAGAACACTATAAACAAATGAAAAATGGTATGGATAAACGTTTTGAGTGGTTAAATGTTGATTATTCAGCTCCATATGCTCAAGAATTAGAGCAAAGAATAACTAGTCTACCAATTAAGCCAGAAATAGTAATTGTTGACCATTTAGGGTTATTTAAGAGCAAACAAAAGGATAACAATATGAAAGTTGAAGAAGCATCTCAAGCTATTATGGAGCTAGCAGTAAGACAGAATGTAATTGTATTTGCTGTAAGTGAAGTAAGTAAATCAGCTTTCAAGGAAGGTATGGATATATCTTCATCTAGAGGATCATTTAGAATAGCTTATAATGCTAATAAAGTAATATCAATTAATCCATTTAAGAACAAAGAAACAGGTTTAGTAGAAATATTAGATATTAAATGTGATAAAAATAGAGAAAAAGAGCATTTACAAGCAAGATTATCTGTAAATAATGTGAGGATAGAGAAATGCGAATAAACATGCAAGATAGAGTAAAAAGAATACTTACCAAAAATATACATTGTAGAGATAATGATGTGTATTTAGTTTATGAGATATGGAGTCAAGAAATTATGGACAATCCTAAACTAGTTGATGACCAAGATCAAATAAATCAAATACATATGATTGATATGTTTAGGATGTGGAAAGATAAGTTAATTTCACATCCTTCTGCTATAATGAGAGCTAGAAGAAAAGTGCAAGAAGAACATCCAAGCGCAAGAGGTAAAGTATGGGATGAGAGACACAAACAACAAGAACAAGTTAAAAAAGATTTAGGGTACAATGTCGGGTAACGTACAATATATAGTAATAAGCGACTAATGTAAAGTATTTGGCTAGGCTGTACCCTATAAATTAAGGAGAACACATGGGTTGGTACGCACAAACAAAAGAAGCACAAAAACACATGGAAGAATGTGAAGGTTGTGAAAATTGTATATGGATAGAAGAGTCAGCATGGGCTATGACAGAACATGGTAAACCTATAGTAGAAAAGGCTATAAGACATCCTTTATATGATAAAATAATGGAGAAATTCAACGGTGTTGAAATTAAGTAATTGTAAAAAATGTAATATAGAGTGCATTCCTGTATATAGGTTAGTATCTCCAACTACAAACAAATATGTATGCAGGGATTGTGCTTTAATAACAATGGAGGACTATTATGATAGAAGACCTGATGAAATTGAAGAATCAGATTGAAACTATGATAGAAACATATAAAGATCTTCATCCAAATGAAGTTACAGAAATAGGCACAACTTTAGGACATGGAAGCGGAAGTGTAGAAGATTACGAAAAATATAACGCTTTAAAAAAAGTAAGGGAGGGAACTTATGAAAGCGCGTTCCGCGAAAAACAAGGGAAGAAAACTTCAGAATCTAGTCAGGGATCGCCTTCGCTCTGTGTATACGGAGACTCTTGAGACGAATGATATTGAATCCCAAGTTATGGGTATGAGTGGAGAAGACATAGTATTATCACCTGCAGCGAAAAGAGTTATACCTTATAGCTTTGAATGTAAGAATAAAGAGAGGCTTGACCTATGGAAATCATTAGAGCAAGCAGAAAGTAATTCACAGGCAAGAAATCCTGTATTAGTATTTAAACGTAATAGATCAAAAGTCTATGTAGCGATAGAATTTGATCACTTTATAGAAATGATAGATGAAAAACAAAAGGAGATATAATGGGCAAAATGGCTGAAATAGACTATGAAAACCAACAAAAAGATACAGATGGCACGGAAGGTGTTGTTGATCTTGAAAAAGAAATGAAACCAGTTAAAAAAGGCAAGAAATCTAAGCCGAAGAAAAAAGAAAATGACATAGATTATGTTATAGGTTTAATAGATAACGCAAATGAAACAATAAAGTCTATGTCTGAAAGAATAGATACTTTATCTGAAAGACTAGATCTTGTTGGTACAAGAGGAGATAGTTTTTCTAAAGGTATGGATGATATGAAAAATCTTTTAGATAGAGTTGCAGATAGGATGGGTTTAAAATGAGTCGTAAAAAACCTACAATGATGGAAGTTAAAAATGCTATTAATAACTTAATACACGAGTTTTCAAATCTTTCTACTTACTTAAGGAATCTAGATCAAACTCTAGGTCTTTATATAGATTATAAGAAAGATTCAGAAAAGTTTCAAAAATGGGCTAAGAAAAAAGCAGAGAGATCAAAAGAGTTAAGTGAAAAAGAATCTAAGAAAAAGGAGTCTAAATGAAAAAGGGACCCTTTGCAGTAACAATAGCATATCTTAAATCAATCATAGTAATATTAGAATCTTTAGAAGAAAATAATGAGGATGATAACATGAATGTTAATATAGGTATATTAAATGATTTAGGAGACAATATCAAAAAATTAGTTGGCAATCTCCAGAGAATGCGTAATTAATACAATCAGTTTAGAGGGGTGTAGAAATATACCCCTTTAAATACTTCTTTTTGTAAGAATATTTTCGCCAGTTAATTTTGTATTATAACCTCTTTTACCAGAAATACTCTTTAAAACATTCTTTTTAGTAGCATCATCAATATGTGCATCAAGTAAATCTAATGCTTCTAATACACCTTGTGGTGTTAAAGCTTTTTTACCAAGTTTATCTTTAAATGCTCTTTCTTTTAAATCTCTAGCTTTTTTAGTTCTGTAAAAACCAAGTTCATAACCAAGAGCTCCAAACGGATCGTCAACTACTTTAGGTATTGTTTTGTAAGCTAATCTTCCAAGAGATGTGTTTAAAGTTCTTATTATCTCATAAGCTTTTTGGTCGTTAGATTTTAAAGCATAATTTTCCCAACCAGTTATAAGTTTAGCTTTATCATCATCTTCCATCTCTAAGAATCCTGTAATATTACCTAATGATATAGCATCAGACACTAAAGGTGCTCCTATAAAAGGTAATTGAGTTAATATACCTTTACCATAATAAGCATCTTTAACTTCGTCATCTTCACCAGTAAATAATGTCCATAATTTAGACATTTTTTCTTTAGTATCATGTTCTACTACATTAGTAAAATCCCAACCAGTTACAGCAGATGCAATTACAGGAGCTAACATATATATCATACCCATTTTATATGCTTTTTGAGCTCTAGGACCTAAAACTTCTTTAGCCATTATATCGTCCCCAGCTTCTCTAGCTAAGTTTAGATTATAATCAAAGAATTTCATACCATAATGTTGAAATTGTCCAAGCAATCTACCTGTTGGATGGGTCATCCATGAAGATTTTGATATATCCGAATAATCAAAATGAAGTAAAGTAGTTTTTCTAATAGCATAATTTCTAGCTCTTGATAAAATTTCTTTATTTATCTGAGCTGTG